TAACTCATAAGTGAATGGTTGATTACCACTAGTTAAAACTTCATATACTATAGTTTCTTTTTTTATTTTGCAATTAGTTATTTTCATTATAAACTTCCTTTCAAACACTGCTGAAATAGACGTCTTTTTGATTAAACTTTATATTCTACATGTATTCGTAATCCATAGTCTGATTCTTTAGTAACAATTTTCTCTTCTAAATAATCTAAAGTTTTATACTTACCACCGTTAATATATGCGTTACAAGAAACGGTGTCTTCTATATAATTGACTAACCTTGAAGCATACTCTCTAGGCACATATCCAACGTGAAATTCAGAGTATTCATTTGAAATCATAACTTTTATCGCGTTTTCATCATAAGGATTATCCGGTTCTTTTTGTAAGAATACACCAGGAATAACCTCGTAATCAGGAATTTCATACACCTTGTCTTCATAAAGCAATTCTTCTTTAAGTTCATTCCCTTTCAAATCACTATACAAGAAAAAGAAAGCGTCGTTAGTTTTCATTTTTTTGATAAGTTTCTTTAATTCTTTTCTACGACCCTCATAATTTAATCCTACGACGTCGAAAATTTCAACTTTAGTTTGTTCATCGTCATCATTAATAAGTAGATTATCATCTGGAATAATTGTTTCCCTATTCCTAGATAATTGCATATAAGTTTTTAAAATTGAGATAAATCCTGTTAAAGGAGAATTTGTTACGAAATAAAACGTTATTTTTCTATTATCGTTTAATGTTAAAGAAGCTTGGTTTTTCCAAATAGTAACAACAGTATTGTAATCTACCACGTCTGATAACGAAATTTTAAATATATAATCTTCTTCTTTCCTTATAAAACAAATTTCCTCATGTGAAATGAATATAGAACCAATTCTCCTCTTGTCTCCGTCGAATTTTATGTCACAACTGTCGCTGATTATTGGTTCAAAGTAACTGTATTGATCTGATAATATTTTTTCATCTTGCTTTCTAGGTTTCATTTTACTATCTCCTATAAAATTACTTTCCCTACTAACCTCACACTTTCATTTCTATAAAAGTGAAGGTCGCGGTATTCTTTGTTCAGTGAGACTAGAGTCAATCTATCATCTTCAACAAAAACTTTCTTAACGTAAGCTTCTTCTTCAATAATGAATATACCAATTTGGCCATTTTTTATATTATGAGTTTTCTCTACGAATATAATTTCACCGTCTTTAAACATAGGTTCCATAGAATCACCGTTTACTTTTAATGCTAAATCATGTGGTGGGATAGGTGCTTTAACCATTTCGGTAAACAATGTTTCACCGTGTAGACGTTCTCCTACACCAGCAGAGACACAACCATTGACGTTAACTGCAATTCTATCCTGTTTATATGAATTAATATCGACAATATTATCGCCTTTAGTATTCTGTTCATCTAATTGCTCGTTTGCATAGTTAAGCACATTTTTTTGTCTTGGAGGCGTGAGTTTACTGTATATGGAAGCGATGTCGTTATTTTCAATTTTTCTATTCTTAGAAATATCAAAACCCATAAGCCACGCTTCGTTAACGTTTAAAGCCTTTGCTAGTTCAAAGACTTTGTCTTGTTTCGCTTCATATTTTCCATTTAAATAATCGCTAATTGAGTTTCTGCCAATACCAGTCCTTCTTGATAGCTCTGATTGAGATATCTTCCGTTCAGACATAATTTGCTTTAATCTATCCTTAAAACTGTTCATATTTCTGAACACCTCCTAAGAATATAATACTACGTACAATGACGATTATCAATAATTTTTAACAAATGTTGTACAGAAAAATGTATTTTATGTGTTGACTTATTTAAACAAAGGTGTTTTAATTGATTTGTACAGAAAACCGAACAAGAAGGGAGGTGAGTTTATGATATACAATTTCGATTATAGTTTGCTGTACGAAAGAATGGCAGAGTATAGATATAGCCAAAGTTCTTTAGCGAACGCAATCCCTATTTCAAGGACATCTATTAATCACAAGTTGCAAGGAAAAAATTTATTCACACAATGGGAAATAAAACGAATCTGTGAATTATTAGAAATCCCACCAACAAAAGTAGGTAGATATTTTTTTGAACAAAATGTACATAAAACTGTACAAACATCTTAAAAGGAGGAACGAACAATGCAAGCATTACAAACATTTAATTTTAAAGAGCTACCAGTAAGAACAGTAGAAATTGAAAACGAACCTTATTTTGTAGGAAAAGATATTGCTGAGATTTTAGGATATGCAAGAGCAGACAATGCCATTAGAAATCATGTTGATAGCGAGGACAAGCTGACGCACCAATTTAGTGCATCAGGTCAAAACAGAAATATGATCATTATCAACGAATCAGGATTATACAGTCTAATCTTCGATGCTTCTAAACAAAGCAAAAGCGAAAAAATTAGAGAAACCGCTAGAAAATTCAAGCGCTGGGTAACATCAGATGTCCTACCAGCTATTCGCAAACACGGTATCTACGCAACAGACAATGTAATTGAACAAACATTAAAAGGTCCAGACTACATCATTACAGTGTTGACTGAGTATAAGAAAGAAAAAGAGCAAAACTTACTTTTACAACAAGAAATCGGAGAACTAAAACCCAAAGCAGACTATGTAGATGAAATCTTAAAGTCAACTGGCACATTAGCCACAACTCAAATCGCGGCAGACTACGGTATATCAGCACAAAAGTTAAACAAACTACTACACGAAGCTAGACTACAACGAAAAGTAAATAAACAGTGGGTGCTTTACTCAGAACACATGGGCAAGAGTTACACAGATTCAGACACTATAACAATTGTGCGTTCTGATGGCAGAGAAGACACAGTTTTACAAACTAGATGGACACAAAAAGGCAGATTGAAAATACATGAAATCATGACTGAATTCGGTTATGAAGCTAACGTAACTGCTTAACAGGAGGGCACAGCAAATGCAAGCTCAAAACAAAAAAGTCATCTATTACTACTATGACGAAGAAGGTAATAGACGACTATTATCAATTGGTAATTTAGATACCTATTTATTAGCAGATATCAAATCAAGATTTGGTTTATATAAAAAGGCAATCCCTGATTTAGATAATCTATACATTCAAATAGATGGTATCGAATTTAAATTATATTAAATTTTTGGAAATGCAAAGGAGCATAAACAAATGAACACGTTATACAAAATAACCCTCCTCATCACAATGGCAGTTGTGACGTGGAAGGTTTGGAAGATTGAACGAAATACGAGAAAGCCTGTAATCAATCGAAATGATTTTAGTAAAGAATCTACAGCAGAAACGATTGAGCGACACAGTGATCCTGATTCAGGAATAAAACTACTTAAGGCATTTTCTGACTTCACTAAAGAGAACCTTACCTAATTCTAAGAAGATGAAGTTTCGTTGGTACTCAAGTGATTCATGTAAAGCGGTAGAGTAAATCTTTTCACTGGAAACACCTTCATCAGCATTCTCTGTAAGTTTTTGAAGGTTCTTCTTGAAGTGTTCACTTTGACCACCGTATAGTTCATCAGCTTCATTAACAATTTTATAGTAAAGCTGTTCATATTCACTATATGACATATTATCCACCTCCTTTCACTAGGAGATAACTAAATTATACACAACACAAAAATAAAAAGGAGGAATAGATATGATAAAAAATAGTTTGCAAGCTAAAGAACTTGCGGTAATTTTATCTGTTTCAAAATCCAAAGCAGGACAAATAATAAGAGAACTGAATAAAGAGCTTGAAGATGAAGGATACATTGCGATACGAGGCAGAATACCAGTCCAATTAGCTAGGAAAAAATTCCCTTATCACGACTTATCAGACGAGAGAATAATGGAGGAGTTGAAAAAAGAAAATGAGTAACATTTATAAAAGCTATCTAGTAGCAGTATTATGCTTCATAGTCTTAGCAATTTGTTTAATGCCACTTTTGTACTTCACTACAGCATGGTCAATTGCAGGATTCGCAAGTATTGCAACTTTCATATTCTATAAAGAATACTTTTATGAAGAATAAAAAAACTGCTACTTGCGCCAACAAGTAACAGTGACAAACGATTAACAAAATTAATTCGTGTTCAATATAAAACGAAAAACGGAGGAAGTCAAGATGTATTACGAAATAGGCGAAATCATACGCAAAAATATTCATGTTAACGGATTCGATTTTAAGCTATTCATTTTAAAAGGTCATATGGGCATATCAATACAAGTTAAAGATATGAACAACGTACCAATTAAACATGCTTATGTCGTAGATGAGAATGACTTAGATATGGCATCAGAATTATTCAACCAAGCAATAGATGAATGGATTGAAGAGAACACAGACGAGCAGGACAGACTAATTAACTTAGTCATGAAATGGTAGAGGGGGATTAACTAATGGCTAATCTATATGAGCTATCAGAAGCATTTAAAGAGATGTCTAATCAAGATGAATTAGATCCAACATTACTAAAAGATACATTAGATTCTATCCAAGCAGAAATGAACGTCAAAGTAGATAACATTGTCAATTGGAGACGTGAAACTTTAGGTGACATAGATGTCATAGATAAAGAGATTAAGCGACTTCAAAATTTAAAAAAACGAAAACAAAATTTAACTGATCGATTAAGAGATTACTTAAAAGAGATGTTAGAAACACAGGAAGTAGATAGTTACCGCACAGCTACTAATCATATTTTCAAGCGCAAAAACGGGGCTAGTAAAAATATTATCGATGAAAAGCTTATTCCAAATGATTATTGGCTATCACAAGCGCCAAAACTTAATTCTAAGCAACTAATCGATGATTTGAAAGCTGGGAAAGATATTCCTGGCGTTGAATTAAAGGTAACAGAAAGTCTGGTGATTAAGTGATGAATAAATCGGAAACAGTTGTTGAAATAAATAAAGCTATGGTTGCGTTTCGTAAAGAAGTAAAACAACCGCTCAAAGATAAAAATAATCCATTTTTCAAATCAAAATACGTACCTCTTGAGAACGTAGTAGAAGCCATTGACGAGGCGGCAACACCTCATGGACTGTCTTATACTCAATGGGCTTTGAACGATGTAGACGGGCGCGTGGGAGTCGCTACAATGCTTATGCATGAAAGCGGTGAATATATCGAGTATGATCCTGTATTTATGAATGCAGAAAAGAATACGCCACAAGGCGCAGGCTCGTTAATCAGCTACCTTAAACGTTATTCGCTATCTGCGATTTTCGGTATTACTAGTGACCAAGACGATGATGGAAATGAAGCAAGTGGAAAAAATAATAATCCAAAACAACAAACTAGAACGCAATGGGCAAGTAGCGAAACTATAAGTGTTTTAAGGAAAGAAGTTATAGATTTCACTAACTTGATTAAGGGCACAGATAAAGAAGCGCCGCAAAATATAGTAGAACAAAAATTTGACATAAACAACTATAAATTAACAGAAAAACAAGCAGCAGAAGCTATTCAAAAATTACGAAACAACGCAAAAACAATTACCGGAGGAAAACAATAATGTTAAACAGAACAGTATTAGTAGGACGATTAACAAAAGATCCAGAATATAGAACAGCGCCAAATGGTGTGAGTGTTACCACTTTCACTATCGCAGTTAACAGAACATTTACTAACGCTCAAGGAGAACGTGAGGCAGACTTTATTAACTGTGTAACTTTTAGAAAACAAGCAGAAAATGTAAATAATTATTTATCCAAAGGGTCATTGGCTGGCGTTGATGGACGTTTACAATCACGCAGTTATGAAAACAAAGTCGGGCAACGTGTGTTTGTTACAGAAGTAGTAGCGGACAGTGTTCAATTCTTAGAACCGAAGAATAGCAACCAACAACAAAATGACAATTATCAACAACAAGGACAAGCTCAAACTGGTAATAATCCGTTTGACAATACTGAAGAAGATTTTTCAGACCTCCCGTTCTGATTGGAATGATTAGATGCCAATAATTACTAGTTATATTACTCAAGACGACGGCACTACAACAGTTGTCATCTCGGGTGTTGAATTAGGTAATAAAGAAACATTACTACTTGATAACGGATTTGATGTGGAAGTCGATGTAAGCGTCATAGATCCGTTTCAAATTACCGGCAAGCAACGACGAAAAATATTTGCGCTTGTCAAAGATATAGAAGAACATACAGGTCAACCAATGGACTATATGCGACATATGTTCATCGAGTTTGTAAGGACTTACTACGGCTATGATGAACGTATTTCACTAAGTAATTGTACGAGAACACAAGCGAGTCAAATCATTGAAGCAACGCTTGACTGGACGTTCTACAATGACATACCACTTAGCTACAAAACGAGTAATCTACTGAAACAAGATAAATCATTCTTATACTGGTCAACTGTTAACCGCAACTGTGTAATATGTGGAAAGCCTCACGCTGACTTAGCACATTACGAAGCAGTCGGCAGAGGTATGAACAGAAACAAGATGAATCACTACGACAAACACGTATTAGCGTTATGTCGCGAACATCACAACGAGCAACATGCGATTGGCGTTAAGTCGTTTGATGATAAATATCACTTGCATGACTCGTGGATAAAAGTTGATGAGAGGCTCAACAAAATGCTGAAAGGAGAAAACAATGGGAGAAGTATCGTGGATAAAACTTAAAGTTGGCATGTTTGATGACAGCAAAATCAAATATATCGAAGCTTTACCCGAAAGAGATACGATCATAACTATTTGGGTTAAGTTGCTAACTTTATCAGGAAAGTACAACGAACAAGGTTACATTATGCTATCTGAAAATTTGCCGTACAACGAAGAAATGTTAGCAAATGAGTTTAGCCGACCTATCAACTCAATAAGGTTAGCAATTCAAACTTTTGAGACATTGGGCATGATTGAAAAAGTTAATGGTGTCATAAAAGTGACAAACTGGGAAAAGCACCAAAACGTTGAGGGGCTCGAGAAAATCCGGGCACAGAACAGGTTGAGGAAACAAAAGCAACGTGAAAAAGAAAAGAAATTGATAAATAGTCACGTGACGTCACGTGACAGTCACGCAACAGAAGAAGAAAAAGAAGAAGAAAGAGAAGAAGATAAAGAAAGAGATAAAGATGTCTTCTCATCTTCAATAAAATATATAATTGCAAATTTAGATGATAAGTTAACGCCTAATCAAATGGAACAATTAGGGTTTGCTATTGATGATATAGGTACGAACGCTTTTGAAGTTGTAAAAGTAGGTGTTGAGTACACTAAAAGCAAAAGTGCGCATGGTGGCTATTTAATTAAAGTTTTAAATAACTGGGCTAAAGAGAATGTTAAAACAAAAGAAGATGCAGAAAACAAAATAGCGCCTAGAAAAAATGCTACTGATGATGTCATTGCACAAATGGAAAAAGAATTGAGTGATGACTAATGCCGATGAGCAAAACACAAGCATTAGAAATTATTAAAAAAGTTAGGTACGTATACAACATTGATTTTGATAAACCAAAGTTAGAAATGTGGATTGATGTATTGAGTCAAAACGGAGATTATCAACCAACTGCAAAAGCGGTAGATGGATATATCAACAGTAACAACCCGTACCCGCCTAACTTACCAGCAATCATGCGTAAGGCACCTAAAAAAGTATCTATCGATCCGGTAGACAACGAAACCGCTACACACCAATGGAAAATGCAGAATGACCCCGAATATGTCAGACAAAGAAAAATAGCGCTAGATAACTTCATGAA